TTTTTCTTTGTTTAATTTTTGTTTAATTTTTTGTTTAAGCTTTTCTTTTATATCTGACATTCTTTTATTTAATTTTTGATTTTTTTAAGTTAATTAAAAATGATTTTAAAAAAATCAAAATATAATTATGAAAGCATAATGGAAACACAAGCTATCAAAGTTTTATCAGAGCTAGTAACAGATAGAGAATATATTATAGAGTATATTAAGAATTTTGACGATAACAAGGAAGAATTTCCCTTTTGTTTAAAAGCTAGAAGAGGTCAGGATTCTATTCTATGCTTTTTAAATGACGACGAAAAGCTTAATATACAAGGAATTAAAGATACTATTTCTATTATGAATAAAGAAAATGCTAATAAATGTATTATAGTTTATAGGTCGAATGTTACGTCTAGTGCTAAAAAATCTTTAGAAACTTTAGAATATGAGTTTGAACTTTTTGCGATGCATGAACTTCAATTAAATATAACAAAACATCGTCTTGTTCCTAAACATAATAGAGTTACTCAATCTGAAAAAGATGAATTAGACAAAAATTATAAAGGAAAGTTGCCTATTTTATTATCAAATGATCCTGTATGTAGATATTATGGTTTCAAGAAAGGAGAATACATAAGAATTACCAGAAAGGATGGATCAATTATGTATCGCGTTGTTAAATAAGTTATAATCTTATATTTTATACTCTACTAGAGTTTAAAATGATCTTAATCAAATTTTTTAATAATATCGTATATTTTATCTACATTCGAACCGTAATATTCTTCTAATTCAATTCCATTTTTAATAAAACGAAATGTTGGAAGATTTTCAACATTAGATGCCCAATCCCATCCCGAGTCTTGTGCTTCGTCGACGTCAATATCAATCACAATAATATTATTCTTTGTTTCTGCTATCTTTTTTAAATGAGGTTTTATTTGTTTACAAGGACCACACCAAGAAGCTCCAAATTTAACTAATAGGAGTTTGTCAGAATCCTTTAGTTTATCAAACTCTTCTTCTGACTTAATATGAACAATTTCAGACATCTTTATATTTTATATTTTAAAATAATCTTTAATTTATATTTTTTTATCTTGATCTTTATCATATCTTTCTTCGTGATATAACCAATATTCATCACAACCTATTTTAAAGTCGGGAGGGATAGGTTTTGCTTTGTACCAAAACACGCAATCTTCTAAATTATTAGAAGTAGTTGCATTATGAACATACAAAGCTGTATAATCATCTGTTAATTTGTCTAAAACGTCACAAAATTGACCAAAATCTGGAAAAATTCCTGCATAATTTTCCCACAAATTTCTTCTATTTTTTAAGTTTGTTTCTCTTAAAATAAAAGTCCCGTCTATGTTTGTTCTTATAACAGGCTTGATATCTAAACTATACTGTAGACTTAATATAAACCACATTTTCCAATGTCTTCCGTTTTTAAAAATTCCTTGGAACATTGGATCATTAAATAGTTTTGGATCGTCAGTACAATCGTCTAATAAAAGAATTGCCCAAGGATTAGGAAGGTGTTGTTTAGCAATTTTTTGTCTTTTTATAAAATTTTCAATTTGTCCTTTGTCTAGGGCATTGTATACAAAAGAACCTGGGAAGATCTTCCCATAATGTCCATTGCTATCTTCTGTTCCGCTCATAACTTCTCCTACTGAAAAGATATGACTTTTCTCATAGAGTAAGCTTGTAATTAAAGTAGTTTTTCCAGTATTTCTAACAACATCGAATGATCCTAACAAAAAACGATGATTTCCATCTAAAGTAAAACCATAGTAATCATCTAATCCGACGTATTGTATTGTAAAAAAACAATCATTTTTAGGGTAATATAATCCTAAAATTTTATTAATAGTATCTAATTGTGATTGTATATTTGAGGATACATCAGAATAATTACTTTCTTCATAAAATCCTCTTAAAAATTCTGTTAAAACTTCTTTCGAATTATAAATATAATCTTCTGGTATCATACTTTTTGATAAAGATATTAGTTTGCCCATTTCATAAGGTGGTGATATTAGATTTTTATATGAAAAATTTACAGTGTTTCTAAATATTACATATTGATTTTTCCAATCTTGTGGCATATCAATATAATGTTGAACTTTTACTTCAATGATATGATTATTTTGTATATTTTTTAGTACAAGTTTATGATTTTTATTTACAGTATAAGGTTCTGCTTTTTTACAATTTTGTATAATATTATACATTTCTTCATAACCTTTGCATAATTGTAGTACATTTCTTACAGTGCTGTCATCTCCCATTATTTTATCGCCTAGTACAATATCTTCTACATTTTTTAAGCTTCCGTCAAACATTAATATTTTTGTACCTTTTTTGAAACAACCAGGCTTTCCTATGACTACAATTTTGCTTCCACCTTGTTCAGGTCTATTCATATTTTTTGTAGATGGAGCTATCATATCAGGATCTAACTCTTTTATTCTTAAAATTTGTTTACTAGGATTTGCCATATTATTTATAAATTTATAGACCTTTTAAATTTATAATTATAATTAAATATATTATTGTTGAGGTTGTATTTGGCTCATAGCATTACATAGTTGTGTTATTTTTTTAACATCAGGACCTACGATATAATCTCCGTACTGTTTTCCAGCAACAAATCCAAAAAAGACTGGCACAGCTGAAACGTTAATATATTTTTTTAGTTTTTCTGATATTTTTTCTCCATTTATTGAAATAAAAAGAATATCATTGTAGTTTGGATTTAGTGATAATTCTTTTACTTTTGGCGCAACAGATTTACATGGTCCGCACCAATCTGTATATACTTTAACTAAAATCTTAGTTGGACCTCTTTCATTATAATGATATGATTGATTTGATAAAATATTGTATAGTTTATCACTATCAAATTCTATAACTCGATGGGGTTGTTGAGGTTGTTGATTTTGAATTGGGGGAGGACCGTTACTAAAACGGTCGTTATTTATACTGTTTGGATTGCTTAATTGATCATTTTGTTGTGGAGGAGGTTGAAAGTTTTGTTCTTCTTTTGATTCTTGAAGACTTCCTGATGAACTTACATTTCCGTTATTGTATTTTGAAAATTTAACGTAGACATCGACATTTCTTTGTTTAGACATTTTATTTAAAATACTTTTTTAAGTATTTATTTTTTATTTCCAGCAAGAGGAGCGATACGACGTTGCCATAATTCAGCATTTCTCTTTCTCATTAATCTTGTCATCATTTCTGTTCTAAATTCTAATGTATTATCTGTATAAGCAGTCTCAGCTTCTTTTCTAGCCTTTTCATTTATATCAATTTCTTCGTCATAACTTTTAATGGGTCCATATGTATCAGCGTCATCTAAAAAATCGATATCAGATCTTGCTATATAATTTGGCCGTCTTATAGCTTCCACATCATCATAATAAAATCTAGGTTGACCTGTTAATTTATCTGTATAACATCTGTTAGAAGTTCCATATCCATTCGTACGAGGATCATATACGTCAAAATTAGAAGGAATATCAAATACTTTTTGTTTATTTGGCTCAGGTGTATACAATCTAGGGTCCATTCCTGTTAATATTTTATTTCCGTATTTATCATATGTGACTTTTCTAGGAGGTATTTGTTGTGTAAATGAAATTCCTATGTTTGAATTTAATGGTTCAATTATATCATTTTTGTAATAAGTTCCTGGAATGATTGTGCTTGTAAAAATCTGTTTATTTAAATCTGTCATTTTTGTTGTTCTTTCACAATTTGTAGATGAATAATTTGTAGGTAAATTATATTGTAAGTTTGTTTCGTCGTATCCACAAGCATCGTCTATATCTCCTGTATATCTTATTATTTTTTCAGGCGACTTTTCATCGAAATTTGTAAAATTTTGACTATCTTTATTTAAGATCGTTTTTCCTTTTGACGGCAATTGAGAAATGTCAACACCTCCGCTACACGTTTTGCATGATTTTTCTTCAGAATCTCCTTCTGAAAATTGCATATAATTATTTATATTATTTTTTAATACATTTGTACTATTTGTTCCGTTGTAATTAAAATTGTATCTTTCTTTTATTTCTTGTTTTTTTGGATTTTCTTTATAGTACTCGTAAGTATAATTTTCTTTAATATTTTTAGGTTTATTATCTTCAATTGGCTGATCTATATAATAACCACTGTTATAATAATCTTGGACAGATCTATCATTTATTGTGCTTGGAAATACAAAATCATTCTCTTTCCAATATTCCCAAGCGTGGGAAGGAGGAGCGACTACTGGACGTATTTTAGTTTTAGGATTTGCTCCTCCTACAAGATCTTGGTTGTAAGAACGATATGTTTGGTCTGGTCTTATTTCTACTGCTTTTTCAAGTTGTTGATTATAATAAGATGGAAATTTCTGAGGTGTATATCTTGGTTGGCATACAAAATCATCATATAATTGTTGGGTTTTTTCGATATAATTATTTCTATAGTTAAAATTTTCACGAGTTGTCATCTTACTCTTTTGTAAGTAATAAAGAATAATTATAAAAAATAAAGAAAGTATTAAAAATAATGTTGATTGTTTATAATTAATAAAATACAGTATTATAAAAACCAATATAATAAATCTAGTTATACAGTTCATTTGTTTCTCTACTGACATGTCATATTTTGGCAATATTTTTATGTCGTTAAACAATGATTTAGGATCTTCCAACCAAAAACGTTCGGTTTTCATTTATATTAATTTAAATTTATAAAATTGATTTTATAAATTTAGAAGACATTCTAATAAAATATCAAATGGCCGAATCTAAAAAACGAAACTTTGTTCTAAAGGGCATTAATATTGAAGATGTTAATACAAAATATAATCTTGTTATTATTTCAAATCTTCAAAAAGAAGTAAAAGATGAAGAAAATAAAACAAAGATATCAGAAGTAGTTTTTAATGAAATTGAACATTCGATTAGTTTTTTAGATGAGAATAAAAAAGAGCTTAAATGTATTGCAACAATGTTAAATTTAATTAATAGTGCCAACTTGCCTGAACATACCGACATCAAGTGTTTTTGGTGCAAGTATAAGTTTGATACAAAACCGATTGGTTGTCCTATAAAATACGTGAATCCGATTATCGAAAAGTCTTATATTTCGCATATCACAAAAGATAAATATTATATGAGAGAAAATATTACAAATTCAAAACTTGTGGACATACAAAATTCTAAAGAAAATAACATTGAACTTTCTCTTGTAAACAGTAATAAAAGTTATTACTTGTGCGATGGAATATTCTGTAGTTTTAATTGTACATTGTCTTTTATTAAGAGCAATAATCACAATCTTTTTTATAAAGAAAGCATGTCTTTGTTACACTCTTTATATTATGATTTAGTCGGCAAAAAAATGGCTAAAATTATTCCAGCTCCTGACTGGAGAATTTTACAAGATTTTGGAGGTCATATGGATATTGAAACATTTAGGAACTCTTTTAATATTATTAATTATCAAGAAATATTTAAATTACGTGATATGAAAGATATGAAAATTATTTCAAAAGTATACAAAGAATAAAATAACTTTATAATCTATATAAGATTATAAAATTTAAGATAATATACAAATTATGAATAAATTAAAATATAACCGTTTTTACTAACAACTTTTTTATCGTCTATTTTATCTACATTTGAATCATCATATTCAAACCATTCGTATTTTCCATTTCTTCCATAACATGTATAATGGCCTCCTCCTGTAGACCCGAAATGATTGATAACAGAAATTAAATTTTTATCCATAATTTCGAAAGGATAATTTACTAATTCATCATTCTTAGATTTTCCTTTAAATCTCACAAGTGTAACTATACATATTTTTGGATATTTTACGACTTCTAAAGTTTTTTTATGATCTGTTTTAGTTCTACAAACTTCACAATAAACTTTATTATCATCCGATAATGTTTCAGTAATAGGCTCCAATTTAAATGTAGAATTTTTAATATTATAACCATAATTAAAAGAGTTTTCTATATAACTTCTTTTATTTTTACATTTTTTACACTCAAGAGAACTAAGCCATAAATATGTAAACAAATCTGATATAATACTATTATTATGACTATGATATTCTTCTAGAGCATTCTCAATATTTTTTTCTAAAGTTAAACTTTGATTATAATTAATTCTTATGTCTTTTCCATCTTTAGTATTAAGGGAATTATGAAGAATATTTAAAAGAACATTCATAAATTCGTCAGCGTCATGCTGTCCTTTTCTATATTGCGGATATTCTTTTGTTATGTACGATTTAAATCGTTTAACTAAAGAATCGTCTATTTCCTTTTTATATTTCTTTGTCAACTCGCATATTATAGAAGAAAATGAAGAAACAATTTGGTTTTTAGATAATATCATTTTTTCATTACAAAAGTGTTCTTGTATTTCTATCAAATTAGAAAGAGATTGTAGAACTGAATTCATATAACACGTGTTCCCAATATTTTTTATTCCATTTAATTCTCTTGTTATTTTATCTTTTTTATCATCTTTTTCTTCTATATCTTGTTCATATATATCTTCTTGTGCATCAGAATCTTTTTGTTCTATATAATCTCTGATATTTTTTACAAAACGATAAAAATATTTTGAAAAGCCTATAGCACTTACATTATATCTTGTAACGAAATCAATATTACTATCTATTTGATATAAACTTTGAAAAGATTTGTATGCCATATCAGATAAATACAATTGTCTTCCGTATATCAAGTATGATGACGCCAATATGTTCAGATATGTTAGATCTGATATTTCATTCTTTGTATTATCTTTTACATCTATGATCTTTTTATAGTTATTACATAGAATAAACACTTCGCTTTTAGTTATACTACTTGAAATAGGCTTTACTATGTCAACTGTTTCAAAACATTCTGATAATTGACTTATTAATGATATTTCATTAACACTAAAATATGAAGTTATTTTTACTATAACAGAACCTCCAAATTTAATATTAGATACAGAGTTTAATATATTTTTTATATTTTGTTTACTTGAGATGTTATGATTTTTAGTATTAAATATATAAACATCGGGTTTAGAGTCTACAATGTTGTAATTATAAATATTAATATCATCTTTTGAGTCTGAAACATACATTATTCTCTTATTACTATTTTTATAGTATTTATTCAATAGTTCTTCTATTGGATTTCCTTTTGTTTTGAAAAATTTAAGAGCTTTTTTATAGTATAAATATTCTTCGTCGCTTAATAAGTCCAATCTGTTTATATCTTTTTCTATTTCATCTTTGATAGACAAGTGTTTTTTTATTTTTATGTTTTTCATATTATTTGTTCCAAAGTTACTTATTCTTATTGCTATCATTTGTTTTGTATTATAAAAAGATTCAAAGTCTAAAATATGTTTAAAAAACAAAGATTTTGAATCTAATTGATTATATATAAATTTCTTAAAAGGTTCTGGCATTTTCGTAATTATATCTAGATATTCTATTGAAAGTTCTGTAGGAACATCTACCATTTCGATTGGTTTAAATCTATATTTGGTAGAAATTCCAAAGTTTGATACTTTTACAATATAACCGTCGATAACATTTATAGTTCCAAGATTATAAGGATAATTTATATCTTTAATATTCGGATTTATTTCGATTTCTATTACAGGGTCTACTGGGTATATTCCGTTCTCTAACATACAATAAATAGTAAAGTATAATTGGTATAAACAACTTACTATTATTTGATAATTGTTTGATAACAAAACGTCCTTAAAATCTACTTTATTTTTTACTCTTTCTGTAATTAACAAGCTTTCTTTTGTTTTTGAATCGATCTTTATAATTGCATATGTTTTTAGTATATTTATCAAGTTTATTCTATCAAGTTTTTTGCCATTATTGTATGCTTTTAGTTGTGTATCTAAATGATTTATTTTTCCATCTAAATTATACTTTTTATATTTTCCATTTTCATCTATGTATTCAAAGTCAAAAGTATAGTTTTTATCTTTATAATAAGAAATATTTGAACATAGATCATTGAATAATTTCAAACATTTGTTTCTTATTATTTCTTCCTCTGAAGGCATATCTAGAAATTTTATATCAGATTCATAACTGTCTAAAGATAATTTTGCGAACAAATTTTCTTTTTCAGATTCATCTGTTAATTTTTTGATAATACGAGTGTATAATAAATTTTCTGGAGCATTCTTAATAAAAACAAATGTTCTATATAAAGAATTTAATTTAGCCTCGCTTTCTTTTTTTGATATTAAAGATAATAATTGACCAGATTTCTTTCTTGGTATATTAAAAAACTTACTTGATACAAGTGATATATTATAAGAAGATAATCGTTTTTGAAGTTCATTAAAATTTACTAGATATTCTTGTTGAACCTCTACTATTCCTTCTTCCATTTTAATTTCTACCATGCTGTCTTTTCCATATTTTTCATAATCAATTAATCTTATATAACCGCTTTCGTATTCAAGTTTATTTTCAGGCATATCTTTTAACATATTAAGAGTTGCTTCCCCGTCGATTGTAGTTCCAATAAAATGACCTCCATTTTGCAAATTTTTAGCTATTGTAGTTACAAGTTTATCAAGATCGTTATAGTTTCCATTTTCATCTTTATTAAAGAAAAAGCTTAACGACATAAAAGAAGAAATTACAGTTGCTTTTTTCAGTGGATTCTCCTTATTATCAACACATAAACATATTAAATTAAACTTTCTTATTTTGAATATTTGAACGTCATAAACATTAGGAAGATTTTTAATAAAATCAATACTATAGTTGAAAGGAACTTTTAGAAAAATGTAATATGGTCTGTTAGGATTTAATAATACATCTCTTCCGATAAAATTATTAAGAGATAAATCACCTAAAAATAAATTTATACTTTCTTCTTTCATATAATCTTTACCGCCCCATGGAGGATCGATAAAAAGTATATCTGTATTTTTAGAAAGATCGTCCCACTTTTTAACAATATCATAATTGTATGTAGACACATTATTAAAATTATAAACACTAAGATTATTCTTTAATATTTCATAATTGTTTTTATCTAGTTCCACACTGTTAACACTTTTAAAATTCATCGCGAATCTTATGCTGTCTCCTCCAACATTAGCGGTAGCATCTGTTATAGTATAACCAGATAAAGATTCACCAATTATAGACTTCATTGAATTGATAATTAATTCTGAATCCTTTTCTTTAGTCATACTATATAATCCTTCGTCGCTTATTTTTAGTTTAGAATAATCAACGCCTTTTTTACGAGGAAACCAATCTCTAAAATCTTTTCCTATCATTTTATCTTCGTATAATACATTAACGACGTTGTATGTATCTCTAATAACATTTACTATTTTATCTGTTTCTTGTGCAGTTGCTACAATTAATTTTGTTTTATTTAACATATTTTTTCTTTCTTCTAATCTTTGTAACAATTCTTGATAATTCTTTTCGTATGGTTCTACACACCATAACTGACTAACATTTGATTTGTCATATTTCCCTAAATCTCCTCCTCTTCCTGAACCAAGATCTAAAACAGAAGCGTTTTGACAATATTTATTTATAAGATCTTTTTTAATACTATTTTGATATAGACGATATGTTCTTAAAGGAGGTGGCAAAAGAAGTTCTAAAAGTTCTTTTTCTGTAAATGGATTTTTCATATCTTCCCATACATTGTCAGCAACTGTTATATAATTTGGATCTGTTTTGTCTGTTCTTTCGCGTAATAATTTAAACTTTTTTTCTTCTAAATTATATGTAAATTCATATATTCCTCGTTCTTTTAGTTCTTCAGTTGTTTCGTATATAGCAGGAGTTGTATAATCAAGAATATAAGGATATATTTTTCCCCCATCTCCTTTTACATTCAAATCATAAGTATTTAATCCATCTTTTTTCTTGATTTTATGTACCATAAAATCAATACTCATTTTTTCAGGATATTTCCATTTATAAATAGGTGACATATCTGTTAAAAAGTCTGGGGGAGTAAATATAAGCCCATCGTTATTTATCCTATCTTTGTTTAATATTTTTTTAGCATAATATTGCATTGTATCTGTTTTTTTATCCATTCTTTCAAATACTTTTACTTTAAAAACACCAGGCATTACATATCTAAAAGATTTCTCAAAAGTATTCGCAAAGTCTATTCGATCTTCATGTTCTTTAGTATGAATTAAACTATCTCCTTGTATTATTAAACAATCAAAAATATAATATATTCCTTCAAAATATTCAGCGTCAAAAACTGATATTGCCATTCCTAAAAATATCTCATTGGATAGTTTTCTAACTTTTCTTCTATTTATAGCATATACACCCTCTAAATTGAAGAAAATATAAAATCTTTCTCCGTCAAGTTTATTAGTAACACTGTAATCTAAACTATATAAATCTTGGGCAACTCGACGAGGTAAATTTATTGGTTTTGTTTCTATTATTTCATTTTCTTTAAAAATATATCTTATTCTTTTTTGTTCATTAACTGGAATGTATATAGGATTATCTACATCTGAAATTAAAAATTTAAGGACATTTTTTATTGAAAATTTAATATCTTCTATTGTTATATTTTGAAAGTTATATTCAATTTCAAATTCGTAATATTCAGAATCAGATTGTTTACTTTTTATTTTTGTTAAACTATATTCAAATAGATCTTTGTATTTATAAGTATGTCTAATTCTATCTCTTACTTCAACTACATCATATCCAATATAACTACTAGATACTTGTTTTTCTTCGGATAAAGAAAACCTAAGTGTAAAATCTGTATATTCAGAATCTTGATATTTAACACGTCTTTTTAGTTCAAATTTTTTATTATTCGAAGAATCAATAATTTCTCTAACATTGTTATCATAAATTTTTACTGTACTTTTCTCAAAAGTATAACTAAAAGGTTGATTTTTTAAAAAATCTAATAAATTTGAAAATTGGCTTTTAGTTATTCTTGGATTAAAATTTTTATCTTTTAACCCAAAACGACATTCAAACTCCATATTTTTACGAGGCATTATTTCTTTTATAAAGTGAATAACATTTGAATCAAATGAGATCTGTATTTCGTTTTTTATCAATTCAATCCAATCTGATTCTTTGAATTTTCTTAAAACCCATTGTTTAGAATCTTCATCATACAAGTGTATATCTGCATAATTTGAACTATACTTTATGTAATCAACATAATGAATTAAAGTATTTTTTTTATAAAAGCTTTCTTTTTCATTTTTTTCATTTTTTTCATTATAATAATCTAAATCTTTTTTTAAAAAAATTGTATTAATAGGTTTATCCGCATATTCCAAATTACTTTTATCTATTTCGTTAACCATATTTAATAAACTTATATTTTTTATATTATAGTTAAAAAAGTTAAAATTAAATAAAATGGGTATTAAATATTTTTTCAGTTGGCTAAAAAGAACTTTTCCTGATTATATTAATATAATCAATGTTAATGATAATGAACACAAAATTGATATTGATAATTTTTTAGTTGATATGAATGGAATCTTTCATTATTGTTGTCAGAAAGTTTATTGTTATGGATCTTTTAAAAATCTTGAAAATAAAAATAAACTAAAAAAGACATCTTCAAAGGTTAAACAAAATCAATTATTTGATATGATATGTAATTATGTTGATAAATTAATAAATCTAGTTCGCCCTAATAAACGTGTTGTTTTAGCTATAGACGGAGTAGCTCCGTTATCTAAAATATGTCAACAAAAAAGTAGAAGATTCAAATCATCTATTGAAAATGATGACGGAATTTTCGATAGCAACTCAATAACTCCCGGAACAAAATTTATGGATCAATTGTCAAAGTATATAGACTGGCATTTGAGAAAAAGTATAAACACTAAAAAATGGGGAGATCTAGAAGTTATTTTTAGTTCTGAAAAATCGCCAGGAGAAGGTGAACATAAACTTGTAAAATTTGTAAGAACATATGGTGATATAAATGAAAGCTATATGATACAAGGCATGGATTCTGATCTTATTATGCTCGCATTGGCTACCCATTATCCAAAGTTTCATATTTTAAGAGAAAATCCATATCGATACGAAAACGAATATTATTATATAAATATACAAGGAATTCGTGATCATATAACAAACGCCCTATTATGCGATCAAAGTCTATTAGATGATAAAATACATATAAATGATTTTATTACAATGATATTTTTAACTGGAAATGACTTTTTGCCACACCTTCCTACAATTGAGATTTTAGAAGGAGGCGTGGAAATGTTATTTGAGACATATAGAAACGTTTCAAAACAACATGGTTCTTTGACAAATAATATTAATAAGATAAATCTTAAATTCTTAATGTCTTTTCTAGGAACTTTAAGCATGCATGAAATGCCTTTTTTACAAGAAAAAAGAACAAAGCCTATCAATTATCCTGACGTATTATTAGAAAAATATACAAGATTAAATAAGGAAGGAAAATTTGATTTAGATTTTGAAAAATATAAAAAAGAATATTATGAATCAAAAATGAATATAACTTCTAAAGACGATATTAAAAAAGCATGCTTAAAATATATAGAAGGTTTACAATGGATTTTAACTTATTATACAACAGGAGTTTCTGATTGGAGATGGTATTATCCATATAATTATGCACCATTTATGTCTGATATTATAAAAGTCTTAGAAGAAATGTCAGATCCATATTTAGAAGTAAAACATAAAAAAGAAGGTCCATTTCACCCATTTTTACAATTATTATGTGTTCTTCCTAAAAAGAGTAAAGATCTTCTCCCAGAACCTCTTGTAGATTTAATAACATCCAAGCAATTAGAACCATATTATCCAGATAATTTCATAATTGATATGGACGGAAAACACAATTCTTGGGAAGGAGTAGTTATGATTCCACATACAAACTTTAATTTAGTTGAAAAAGAATACAATAAAGTTATTAAAAATATAGATGAAAAAGATAGAAAACGAAATATATTGGGGAAAAGTTTTATTTATAAAAAAACTGACTTTGAAACAACATTCAAATCTTTTTATGGTGATATAAAAAATTGTTCGGTAGAATCATCATTGTTTGATTTATAAAAATGAATTTTATAATTAATAACATAAAGATATTAAAAAGATGAAGTGTGATTTTTGTTCAAAAAAGATTAAGGTCATTTCTTTTGATTGTAAGTGTAATTACAAAATGTTATGCAGCAATTGTAAGTTTCCAGAAATCCATAAATGTTTGTCAATTGAAGATATTAAGATTAAAGAAAAGTCGAAAATTTCTAATAATAATCCTATTATTGTAGCGGAAAAGATTATCAGAATTTAATTTAAAACTGTAATTGTAGTTTAAAATGGTATTTATATTTAAAATAATATGATAAAAATTACACATCTAAAAGATATAGGAGATTTATTGTTAGTATGTTGTTTCTCTATATATCACGATTATAACGATTATAATGAAAATAATGAACATACCAAGACCTCATAAAATTTAATCTATTAGAATTATAATAGATTAAATTATTCTTCTGATTTTATATTTTTTAATAATCTTATAACAATTAATACAGCATGAAGTTTTAATAATTTCGTCATCTATGATTTTGTAAATTAATATTGAACACTTGGACAATATACTTTTATCTTTTATATTATTTATACATGCTACTTCTGCATGTATTGTATGCTTATTAGGTTTATACTCGTCCTCGTGTCGTATAAAATGTTCCTTCCCCTTAAAATCGTTTAGCCCATATGAAACTATTTTACCTCTGTAAATAAGAAATGCAATATACTTTTTATGTATACTAGATTTTTTAGCTGTTCTATAGATATTTTCATCTTTTAAAAAATTATTCAATATATTCAGTTTCATTAAACTACATTAAATTAAATATATAGAAAAGTCTTATTTTCATTTTTATAAAATTGATTTTAGTATAATATAGCATAATATAGTTATACGAATAATTAATGTCTTCATTTTCTAACTGGAAAAATAGTTTGGATGAAAAATACATGAAATATAATGTATGTTTATACCAACTTAAGGCTAAATATGAAATCAATATTAAGAATCCTCGTCTATTTCCAAACCAAGAATTTATTCTAAAAGCGAAACCTAATTTGATTATCAATTATATTTATAATTATGATGAAAAAGAAATGAAATTGTTAGAATTAGATTCTACATTAAGCACTCATTTTAGAGACATTGACGACTTGAAAGAAAATATCGTATCATTAATTAAAACAGATGGAAATGTAAGAGTTTCTTTTTTTACAAAAAGAAATGATAATAATCCTTATTACTATTTATTGTCAACATATGATGAAGATAAAAAATATTATGCAGAATGTGATAAATATATGTATGATGATATTGAAAACATGATATATTACATGGTTAGATATGATATTGATAAAAAAGCTACATATATTCTTTCTGGAATGTCTAATATGGACATCGATCATATGAAAAAGAACAATATCATTTATCCTCCGTGTCCATATCTTGATGATAGTGTAAACAAAGACGAATTTTTGAAATTCTGTAAAGAATATTTTGAGGATATCAATCTGTTCGATATGTTTGAAGACATTAATAAAGCAGAAAATGAATCAGAAAATATTTACAAAGAACTTGATAAAATTTACAAGAAATATAGTGTATCTTCTCATGTATTTTCATATTTTAAATTTATGAGAGATAGTGAATAACAATTACCACGAATTCTTATAAATTTTAACGAATATGATTCAATATTAATAAAAGGCCATTGGTCTAATAAAGAAATATTATCTCATATAAAAACCCCAATTCATTTTATTGGATCTTATGGCACATTTTTTCTACAGAATATTAAAGATATGGATGATGATTTTAATAATATTATTTTTTAATCCATCCTGAAATAGTATCTTTTTATTCCTATTTAAACAAAATGGATGAGATTATGTATAATGCCAAATTTATAAAAAAAGTAAAGAAATGAAAGAATAAAATAAAGTGTTTAAACACTTTATTTATAATATAAATACATTGAAGAAATGGATAAAATTATTTACTACAAAGATATTTTTTTTACTATAAAAAGTTATCTTGAAAATAAAGATATTATTGAGTTGATAACAACTTCAAAAAATATGAACAATGGATATGGTAAAACTAATATTTTTACTTCAATCTATATAGATTATAATATGAATGTTGTAGATTACATAAAACGTTATATTAACAATAAAAAAAGTGTTTTATCAGTTATCATAAATAGAATTAAAGACCCTATTTTATATTGGCCTTTTGACATAAATACTATGATATTTGTTAATTGTAATGTTGATAAAAAATACGTAGAGAAACATTATAAAACAAAAAATATTATAATTGTAGATAAATATTCATATTATCATTGGCATTGATAATATGATATAAAATATATTATTTAGAATATTTAGAATATTTAGAAACCTAGATCTAAATCTTCTGCCATATACTTGATAAAACTATCATCATCTGTAGGAAGACCTGCTTTTGTTCTTGCTTCCATATAACGATGCATATATTGAGCATGATAATCTTCATTTTCTTCTCGCATATTTTTAATTTCTTCTCGGGCTTTAATAATGTTCCTTTTCATTTCATCCATTTTTTGGAGAGTTTGATGATAAGTCCATGAAAGTTGTGCTTTCTTTACCATTAGTTCTGTGTAAGAATCATATGGGTCAACTTCTTTTCGTTCAACGTCAGCAAGAAGTTCTTTTTCTCTTTCTTGAATCTCTTTCATAGTCTGACGTTCTTCTTCTCGTTTTTTACGAATTTCTGTAGAAGTAGTTTCTACGATTTTCTTTTTAATATCTACTTCGGTAGTATTTGTAATATATTTTTTATTAACAGAAAGAGGGAATGGACGACCAACATATGTACTGTAGATGCTATGATAACTATCCCCATTTCGAATAATATATTCAGCTCGTAACATTGCTTCGTCTTCAGATGCGAATGTTCCTCTAACTTTAATCATTCCATAAACTCCATCTGAATCAGGACTTGATCCTTTTGAAGGAACAAAAGAGATGAGAGAGTAATTTTGATTTCCTAGCTGGGGATCAGCATAAAACTTTTCAAATCGAGGAAATTTGTGGACAAAATCGGCAACATTTAATTCTGACATAGCACTTTTTACTTCTTGTTCAGTTAAAGAAGGTGCTCCTAGATTATAGCTTGTTGATTGAGGATTTGGAACACGATCTAGAGGAGAAGTAAGGCTGTTTTGGGTTTCCCATTCTGGATTTGACATCTTAATATTATTTTATTATAACAATTATTCTTTAAAATCTTATATAATGATTTATAAAAGCTAATAATCCAATTATTACATCTACTAATAATATTGTCCAAGCATATTTTACACTTAATATATTTAATATCGAAAAAGAAATATAAGTAATTCCGTGTAAGGGTCTTATATCATTCCACCATATAGGCTTTCCTCCTGTTTCTAAACCTGTTTTTCTCCAACCTTTAGAATATATAACCAAGAAAGATAAACCGATTATAAAAGTTATTATTGATAACATAATTCTAAAATTCGTATTTTTTATATTAATATCAGAATAAGCTATAAAAGTTAGAAGTAAACGAACAGGGATACATCCCAATAAAAATAATCCAGGGCTCATTTTTATATATTAATATTATATTTATAATATTAATTTAATTATTTTTATTTTTTTAAAGTATCAATTCGATAAGAATGAAGGAGCATTTCTGTAGTCCAGAATAAAAGATTTCTAGATACAAATTTTACGTATGTTTCTTTATTTGATTTTGTTACATAAATGTTTCCCATATGAGAATATTTTAAAACGTCTCGTCGAATTAAAGTATCTAAGCAATGGTTTATTTCTGTTTCAGATTCTGAACATTTAATATTAACTCCGTCAATTGATAAAACGTAATAATTTTCTTCTTTTTTGTTTTCTTCAACATCATCGTTTGTATCCTCATCTTCATCATCATTTCCGTCACTTTCAACATCTGTGTCGTCATCTGTGTCGTCATCTTGGTCATCTTGGTCATCTTGGTCATCTTGGTCATCTTGGTCATCTTGGTCATC